AAGTCTTTGTTCCCGCAGTAGAAAACAATTATATATTTTTTAACAATACTACAGGATCTCAGACACTTACAGTGGCTCCTACAGGACACGCTTCTAATGGTGTAGCTATTACTCAGGGTGCTCACACTATTCAATATTGCACAGGAAATAAAATTATAGATTTATTTGCAAATTCTTTTGGTAACCTTTCTGCAAAAACTCAAATTAAAATTGGAGATAATATTAAATTGAACGCTAACGGTGTTGTTGAGGCAACAGCCTTGGTGGGTAACGGTGCGGGTTTAACGGGCGTAGAAGAATTCGCTCAAGGAACTGAAGCTTTGTTTGTTCAAACAGCAGCGCCTACGGGCTTTACCACGAATACGAATTCAACTTTAACAGAGTGCTGTTTACAAGTTGTTACTGGAACAGGTGGCGGTGCGGGAGGAGCAGATACTTTTAGCACTACATTTACAGGTTCAAAAACGGCAGCTGCATCTAGTGTTCCCTTGTCTACTGGATCTCTATCCGTGTCAGGAGTGAGTGCATCGCCAACATCATTAGGCACACCGACACTTCCGAGTCATACTCACACTGTTTCAACACTAAATAGAGTATCTGACGGAGACAATCAGTCACCCAGAATAGATTCAACAACTGGTTCAAGCACAGGTCCTAGAACTTCTGGCCTCACTGGTGGATCAGGTGCTCACAGTCACCCTTTAACAGGTGTTGCCTTGAGTGGAACTGTATCAACAGATCTATCATTTGCTGTTCCTAACATGGACATTAAACACGTAGATAGTATAATAGCGACAAAGGATTAAATTATGACAAGTACTTATTCAAGCAGTTATAAACTAGAACTTCAACAAACAGGAGCAAATGCTAATACTTGGGGGACTAACACAAATAATAACTTAAAAACTGTTGACGCTTTTTCAGCAGGATATATAGCTAAGTCAGTAGCAGGCTCAGCAGATGTTACGTTAACATCAAACAACGCTGATCCAACCGCTGAAGCTTCAAATAAAGTAATAGAACTTACAGGAACTTTAACAGGAAACATTAAAGTTTTTATCCCCGCAGTAGAAAACTATTACTATATATTTAATAACACAGCAGGTTCTTTTACCTTAAATATAGCGCCTACTGGGCATGCTTCAAATACTGTTGAAATTGTTCAAGGTTCTCATACAATATTATATTGTAAGAATGGAGATGAGGTTGTAGATCTTTTTGCAAACTCTTTAGGTAATTTAAGTATAAAAAATTCATTAACTGTAAATGGTGCTGTGTTTACAGCAGCAAACGGAACTGTTGATGCAACGACATATTCTGGAAATGGATCTGCTTTAACTGGGGTATCAAGTATTCCTTCAGGTAGCACAGCTTTATTTTTTCAAGGATCTGCTCCTAGCGGATGGACTCAAAACACTGATGCTTCTATAAATACTACTACTCTGAGAGTGGTGACAGGAACTGGTGCTGGAACAGGCGGAGCGGATGCTTTTTCTGCCGTTTTTGGTGCTTCTAAAAACACATCTCCTGAAACAGTTACTTTTGATGATGTAAGCAGTGCCACAACTGATACGTCAGGGTTAAGTTTAGGAAGTACTACTCTTTCTACTCCACAAATACCTTCTCATACTCACATAGACTTTAATGGTGAAAATGCTGCTGAGTCTAGAAACTATTTTGTTATAACTAGACCAGGCACCACTTCTTCAAGTTCAGCGGGTGGATCAGGAGGACATAGTCACTCAGTATCTGGAGGAGCTCTCGCAGGTAGTGCAACTTGTACCACAGCTCTATCTGTGTCGAACATGAATTTAAAGTTTGCAAATGTAATTGCATGCACTAAAAATTAGTGGTAATTTAATAAAGAGAAATGCCAATATTTGATCCAGACGGAAAGTGTCCTCTTTTAAATAAAAAATGCATAAAACACCAATGTATTTGGTATAATATGCTTCAAGGAAAAAACCCTCAAACAGGTCAAAATGTTCAAGAATGGGGTTGTTCAATTGCTTGGCTACCACTGCTTTTGGTAGAAAATACAGGTAAACAAGTTCAAACTAATGCTGCTGTAGAATCTTTTAGAAACGAAATGGTTAAAGCAAATATGGTCACTTTAGCTTTAGTTGGTCAAAAAGATAAGGAAAAAGAAGATAAAAAAGAGGGTAGTATTTGGGGAAATATTTCTGCAAGTCAAGATGCTCTTGCTGAGGGAGAGAATGTAACAGAGGATATCAACTTGCTTTCAAACAAAAAACTTGATAAAAAGAAGAAAGGAAAAACAAAGGTAACAAAAAATGCCAATAACAATAAACAACGTAACCGCAAATAATCAGATAACCATCATTAATGATGCTGGTATTAGTTCGGATAACCCTAACAACGGACCAAAAATTTATTCTGGGGATACCGAAGCAGATGTGTTAATAGACGGTGTATCTTACCACAACCTTATAGGTAATGATATCATTCCAGCCAATGTTCATGCTTTTCAATATAGACCAGCAACTGATTCTGGTTGGATAGAATTTGATGGAACAGCGGATAATCAAATTGTTAATGGCTCCTCTGAAATACCTTCTTGGGCGAATACAATGATTACAAGATGGAATGGTGAAAAAGCATATGATGAAACATATACAGCAGAATATCAACCAACATTAGATAATCTTATAGCCAATCTTGATTCATCTTCTGAAACATATGCACAGGATATAGCTGATGCACAAACTTCAGCACAAACTTCAGCACAAACTTCAGCGACCGCAGCCAAAAACAACATCTTAGGTGCTTAATCTTAAAGACTCAGTTATAGAGTATTGCATCACAATGAAAAAAGTGATGAAAGAGCCTCTTATTAAATTAATTAATCAAGAAATTTATCCTGATGTAGAATCATGGGAGAATGGTTCTATTGCAGCTGGACAGAATTTAAATGTTCGATCTGTAAAAGTAAAAGGACTTCTTGAAGAAAACATTGGAGCCTCTGTATCTAGAAGAATCATATACAATGATTTAAAAAGATTTACTAGTTTTATAAATCAACAATACAAAGATAAGGTATGTAATTTTTATGGCAGCACTGAAAACTATTTTCAATTTCTTTATTACGATTCGAGAATGAAAGGTCATTATGAATATCATACTGATCATATGAAACAAAATCCTAGAGTTTTAACTATTTTAGTAGGTCTAAATTCTATCAATGATTATGAAGGCGGTGAACTTTTTGTTCAGAATCAAGAAAATGGTATTAAATTAGATAGGGGAGATGTGGTGGCATTTCCATCAAACTTCATGTATCCACATAAGGTTACTCCTGTAACTAAAGGAGAAAGAAAAGTATTAATAATATGGACTCAATAGAATTTTTTAAAAAACATAAATATGTTCACTTACCACAGTTATTGAATAGTGATGTAACTAGTTTAATTTACAACTATTTAATTTTAAAATCTTGTACCAATGTTGATTTTTCTGATCCTCTTGAAACTAATGACGATAATTATTTAAGATATTGCTATGCTGATTTAAACACAGAGACTTTGTTAAGTTTATTATTAGAAAAAGTTAGTACAACAGTTCAAAAAAAACTATGCCCAACATATTCTTATGTAAGAGTATATACTAAAGGTGATGAATTAAAGCCTCATCACGATAGACCTTCTTGTCAATATTCAGTAACAATAAATTTTGGAGGATCTCCTTGGCCAATTAGTTTTGGTGAATTTAATAATCAAGATAAAAATTTAGATGATGGCTATAATTTACTTAATACTGTCACTTTGAAACCAGGAGAAGGTGTAGTTTACATGGGAGAAGAGCTAGTTCATTGGAGAAATAGACTTGAAGGAGACCATTGTGCTCAAGCTTTTCTTCACTATATCGATCAGGACGGCCCTTATTACCCTGAGTGGGCATACGATAAAAGATCTAACATAGGGTATAAAAAATCATAAGGAGAAATTTATGTTAAAACCAGAAGAACTGAAGGATAAGAATTATAAAATATTTTTAGGAATGCCGATGTACGGCGGGATGCTAACAGAAACTACAATGCATGGATTATTGCAACTACAGCAATGGTCATTGGAAAAAGGTGTGGGAATGCGTATACAGTCAATGGGCAATGAAAGTTTAATTACTCGAGCAAGAAATACTGTTGTTTCCATGATGATGGATCAAACAGATTATATTGCTACACATTTATTGTTTATTGATTCTGACATAGGTTTCCAAGCTCAAAATATAGAGCGTATGCTTTGTTTTGATAAAGATGTTGTATGTGGAATATATCCAAGAAAACATATTCACTTTGAAAAAATACCTCAAGTATTAAAACAAAACCCCAATGCTACTGCTGAAGAAATAGAAATTCAAAGTCTCGGGTATAATCTTAATTTTGATGATCCAAAGAATGTAAAGATGGAAAAAGGTTTTTGTAAGGTACAAGAAGCTGCTACAGGAATGATGTTAGTAAAAAGAGAAGTTTTTAGAACTATGATGAAAAAATTCCCAGAACGTAAATATACATCAGATCAAATTGTTAATGGTAAATCATATAGTTCTGATAATTGTTATGATTTATTTTGTGCAGGGATTTATGAAACAAACGGTACCAAAAGATATCTATCAGAGGATTATTATTTTTCAAGACTGTGGCAGGAATGTGGTGGAGATATATGGGCTGACGTAGCAATGCCTTTAACACATTTTGGAAACAGAGCATTTAAAGGTCATGTTGGGTCTTTATTTAGTGCAAAGAAATAATTTTGCGAATTTCTTTAATACAATCATCTCCTAATGCAATAGGGAGTATTTATATACTTCATGATTTTTTATTTAATAAAGATTATTTAAATAATCTTAAACAATTAGTAGTAGAGGCCCTTAACAAAGATTCTCATTATGGATTAAATAATGTAAAGGCAACTTCTACGGATTGGCAAAAACTTTTACAAATTAAAGAAATGGCAAGTTTTCATTCACACATTCTTCAAACACTACTTAATATTTATTCTCTTAGGGCACTTAATCCAAATAGTCCCATACAGTTTTCCTTAGATAGTTCTTGGGGCATGAAACATAAAAAAGGTGATCATACTATAGAACACAATCATATACCTTGTGCGTGGTCAGGAGCTTTTTATTTTGATGTTCCTTGTGACACTTTTATGTATTTTGCTGATTTTAATAAAGAGATAAAACTTGAAAATAATATGTTAGTTCTTTTTCCAGGCACGACCAAGCATCGTGTTTCTGAACATACAGTTGAAAAAGAAAGAATTTCTATGGCATTCAATATTGATTGGAATTTCAATAGCTTTTAATTTTATTAAAATATAGTATATTGACACAATGCCCCTAGTTAAATTTAGACCAGCACCTGGTATCAATAAAGAAGTGACCGATTTCACAGGCCAAGGCAAGTGGACAGACGGCGATAATGTACGTTTTTTTCAGGGATTACCACAAAAAATACAAGGGTGGGAGAAGTTTATTACTAAGACTCTAGTTGGAGTGGCTAGAGATATGCATGCTTGGGTAGCCTTAGATGGCACAAGGTATAATGCTGTTGGAACTGATAGAAAGTTATATGTAATACAAGAGGGATTGGCTTACGATATTACACCTATTAGAAGAGGACCAACCGCTCTAACCAATCCTTTTACAACAAACGCTACAACTTCTGTAGTAGTCACAGATACTGGTCATGGATG